ACCGTCCCGGCAGATGATCGGCCAGACGATGACGACACGGTGCGCTTGGGTCTGATCGCACAGGATGTGCAGACCGCGATGAGCGAGGCGGGTGTGGAGTTCGATCTGGTGAACGAGTCACCGAACGGCAAGTTGTCGCTGAAATATGGCAACCTCGTGATGCCGCTTATCAAGGCGGTGCAGGAGTTAAGTGCGCGGGTGAAGACGTTGGAGGGATGATGATGAGCCTGGACGATCTCAAGGTTGCGTTTGCAAGTGTCACGGGCCTCGGTAATTGGCTGGTTGAAATGGATGTGATTTTGAAAGTTGGTATTAGTATGGCGTCATTGATTTACATTATTTTGAAGATCAAACAACTGTTGAAAAAGAAAGGAAACAAGTAATATGTTAAAGTCTAAAACTGTATGGACAGCCGTAATGGGTGCGTTGGCGGGAGTCGCGGGATATTTCACCGGGGAACTCGAGCTTGGCGCAGCGCTTAATGTGATCATCACCTCGCTGCTGGCTATTTTTCTGAGACACGGTATCGCCAAGTCCTAGTGACAGATGGGAATCGTCAGTGCCATTGTGGCGTTGCTGAAAGCCTTTCCCTCGCTGGAAAGGCTGATTTCCGATTCATTGGATGGATACCGTGAGTGGGCGGCCGAGGAGCGCAGGGCTCAGAAGCATCGTGATATTGACGATGCTGTTGATTTCTTTGCCAAGCTGCGGGACAGTAAAAATGAACGGGGTGCAGGAGATGATGGATCACCCGCAGTTCCCGGTGGCGGCCAGGGCGGCGCCGGATTGGACACGGGCAGTGCTGAAGAAGCTGGCCGACACGGAAGCAAGGATTGAATCACAGTAATGCCGCAGGATTTTTCAGATGGCGACTCCGGGTTTACCGGGGTCAATACGCGCCTTGATCCGGGCCAGTTGCAGGCCGGGAACGTGGCCAGCGCCATCAACATGCGGTTTGAGAGGGGGGTGGCTGCCCCCCGGTACGGCGTCCGGAAGATGGCGTGGAGCAACACGCGCACGGAATCAGGCGGGGCAAGCAGCACGATCTCGTCTGCGGAGCTGACGAAGGTTTCGCCCTTTTCCGGCACGATCTACGGCAGCGGCATGTTCAAGGACCCCGCCGGGGAGGAATGGCTGCTGGTGGCGACCAGCACGGACATCTACCGGACACGGGCAAACAACCATGCCGTCCCGCTGCCCGACCCGGAGAGCATCACGCTCGCTGCGGATGTGGTCTTTGTGCAGTGCTTCCATGTGATGATCATGTTCCGTGGCGCCGACGAGGCCCCGCTGGCGATGACCAACATCAACGAGGGGTTCAAGTCCATCGTTCAGGTGCCCAGCGACACTGGGTTGGATGAGAACGACTCGGACGGCACCGAGGAAATCCCCAATGCGTCCAACGGAATTTTCTTCGGGAACCGGCTGGCGGTACCTTACTCGGGTGATCTGGTTGCGGTTTCCGATTATCTGAACTACACGCGCTTTCAGCCGGTGCTCTCGACCTTCCGCATTAATCAGGGCAGCGATGATGATCTGGTTGCCCTGTGGAAGTTCGACGAGAACACGGTGCTCTGCTTCAAGGAGCGCTCAATCTATGCCGTGCGAAACCTCTATGGCAACTACGCCGACGCGATGTTGCAGGAGATCACGCGGGGCTACGGGCTCAAGGCGCCCAAGAGCCTGGCCAGTGTGGGCAAGGATGTCTGGTTCCTGAGCGATCAACGCGGCGTGTGCAGCCTGCGCGTGGCCGAGAACGGCCGGGTGCAGGGCGTGGATGTGCCGGTGAGCGACCCGATTCAGACGGTGATCGACCGGATTAACTGGGTGTATGCAGACGTGGCCACGGCGGCCTATCATCAGAACCGCTATTATCTGGCCGTGCCGATCGATGGTGCGACCAAGAACAACGCGGTGCTGGTGTATGACTTTATCAATCAGGCATGGAGCGGGTACGACACCAGCGACCAGATTGGCAAGGCGGGCACATGCAACAACGCCAGTTATACGGCCAAGCAGAGCTGCACCGATGCCAGTGGGACATGGACTGAGGAAACCGGCCTCAAGGATTTTGTGATCATGCCCTACAACGGGGCCAACCGGCTGATGTTCCTGACCACTGACGGCTTTATCAACTTGTACGATGACCGGCATCTGAGCGGGTACGCCGACGAGAAGAGCACCAGCGGGGCGATCAGTCATGAGCAGATCAGCCACGAAATAACCACACGCGGCTACGATTGTGAGACAAGCCAGTACAAGCGCTTCCGGCAGGGGCGCCTTCAGCTTAACACATGGAACCCGACCATGACGGCTACGGCCGACTACGACGGGATCGGCGAGAGCGAGGATGTGTGGAGTGGTAGTAAGGCATTTGACCGCACCAAGTACGACCGGCCGTTTAACGCGGCCGACTACACCACCACGACGGCCAGCCAGGTTGCCACGGTAACGGTGACTGCCGGGGGCAGCGGATACAGCTCGGCGCCGGGGGTGAGCTTCAGCGGTGGCGCTGGCTCAAGCGCGGCGGCTACGGCGGTGATTAAGGATGGTGCGGTGGTCAAGGTGCGTGTGACCGATGGGGGCAGCAGCTACACCAGTGGCCCAGCGGTGGCCATTGTGGGCGCGGCGACGGCCTCCAACGCGGCGATTGTCACGACCCAGACCAATGAGGCAAACGATCACGCGACGGCGTTCCGGCAGGATTACAGCGTGAACCCCTCGAGCGTCACCGAGGGGGTTGATATTGGCTCGAACGGGATCGACTTTGATGCCCACCAGAAAACGACTTTGAAGGGCAACCTTCACAAACACGGGCGATACGCCCAACTCAAGATCAGCAGCAGCACGGGACGCATGGAAGTCACAGGGACTTCGGTTCAGGCAGCGCTGGCGGGGAACATAGCAAGCAAGAGGATGTAAATTATGCCATTAAGTATATCAGTCACGCCCAGTGAGGCGTACCCGGACGGCACGCCGGTCACAAGGGCCATGCTGCGAAACGCGGCCAGCCCGACGGTCAACATCACCGGCACGGTGGCGGCCGGGGACATTGCCGCAGGTGAGCTCAAGGCCGCCACGGCGTCGGCCGGGACATGGTTTCACGCCACGGCAACCGGCAGCGGCAACGCCTATGTACTGGACCTGACACCCAATGCCGAGACACCGGCCAATGGGACAATGATCCGGATGCGCGCCAACCACACCAATACCGGCACGGCAACGGTGGCGTTGGATGGAGGCACGGCTTTCGTCATTAAGAAATACTACGATCAGTTGCTTGAGGCGGGCGATATTAGGTCCGGGCAGGAGTGTATCCTCGCCTATGACGCGACCGCCAGCCCGGATGTGTGGCAGTTGCTCAACCCAGTGGGAAATCGCAACTACGTTTATTGTGCGTTCAGTGAATCGTCCACGATGGTTTGGGCGCTGACGGCTGCTGCGGGGTTCCCGGCGCCGACGGCGTATCGGGACGGAATGATGGTTGCCTTTGAGACGACGGTGGCGACCGTTCAGGGTGCAGGCACGCTCACGGTGAATGTCAACGGTTTGGGTGCGAAGAATGTCAAGAAGGATAATGATGCTGCGGTCATCAGGAATGATATTCTGGCCAATCAGGTTGTCTTGTTGGTCTATGATGCCAGCCAAGGCGAGTTCTGGCTGCTCAGTCCGTTCAATGTTCTAAACCGCTACGCCCTGACGAGCCTCTCGGCCACGGACACCTCGATTGCAGTGGACATGGATACGCCGCACCAGAAGATGACCATGACCGGCGCGGGCACGCGCACCATCACCACCAGCAACCGCAGCTCCGCCGCGACGGAGGTGAAGTCGGTGAGCCTGAAGATTTTGAACAGCACGGGCGGGGTCATCACGCTCTCGCCCAGCGCGAGCTGGAAGTTTATCGGGGGCGCTGGAGGCAACCGGGATATTGCGGACGGCAAGACGGCGATTCTGAGTTTGACCAGCTATGGCACGGCGGAAACCGACGTGGTGGCTGCCTACGCGGTACAAGCATGATATTTGCACCTCTCCATACCGGTTACATGGGACTGATGGGCGCGCTGGACAGCGTGGCCGTTTCGGTGGGATCGAGCCCCCCCTCGTTTACTTCAGAGCCGGACTCGAACACGGGGCTGAGCAGGGGGCAGTCCGTGTCTATGACATGGGATGCGTCGGCGGGGACGGGCAACCTGGCCAAGTATGAGCTGTTCAAGAACGGAGCGGAGATCGAGGAGAAAACCACGGTGCAGACGAGGTTCGTTGCTCTTTTCGTTGATTTTAAGCTGAAGAATGAGGGGGACTATGTTGTCCGGGTGACACAGGCCAACGGCGCCTACAAGGACAGCGGCAAGGTGATTTTGCGCATGGCCCACAAGGCGAATGACGGATCAAGTCTGCCGGTGGTTGATGGGGTGGATGTTTCGGGGGAGCACACTGCCGGGGGTCACTGGATCAAGGTGGATTCGTGGTCTTATTATTACGATTACTACCTCGCGCAGAAGTTTAAGGAGGACATTAATCAGATCAGTCAGGCGACCTACAATGAGGCCAAACGACAGGCCGACGCCCAATTCAGGGATATGTATCCGGATGTGGCCTCCTCGGATGTGGGTCCGAACAGTGGCAAGGAACTTTGGGTTTTTCGGTTTTCCATCAATACAATGTTTCCGGCGCTGGGCTATTCGGGGACGGTGGCTGATGTTGTTCCGGGGGCACCGCCCGGGGGTTGATAAGAATGATATTTGCACCTCTCCATACCGGTTACATAGGACTGATGGGCGCGCTGGACAGCGTGGCCGTTTCGGTGGGCAGCGCCCCGCCCTCGATTACCACGCAGCCGGTCGGCGACACGGCGTTGAGTGTGGGGGATCGTCCGGAGTTGACCATTGTGGTCACAGCCGGAAGCGGTCAGGCGATCGAGAGTTATACTCTGTACCGGAGCGGAACGGTGGTTTCGGTGATTGAAACATCGGCGCTTACGGCCACCTTTGCGATCGAGTCGTTCAAGGAGAGGGATGAGGGTGAGTATTGGATCAAGGTAACTCAGGCCAACAATGCGTACAAGGACAGTGGGAAGGTGTTTTTACACCTGTTGAGGCTTGACGAGGACGGGCAATATAAACCGTTTCATGTCAACATGGATTTGATGTTTCTGCGCTGGGTCCGGGTGGATGGCTGGACGTGGACCTATGAGAGTGGTTTTTATGCGTCGCTGTGGGGTAATGAGTATTTTCCACCGGGATCAGCCGACTCGCCCAGCGCGCGGGAGCAGCATTTCAAGTTGCTGGCGTATGAGAAGTACCCGGACGGCCCGGGCTCGGCGTGGACATGGGTGCTCGAGCCATTTGCGAACTTACATTATACGGGGGATAAATCGACGGTGGCCATTGGTGAGAAGCCGGAGGATTCTGTGGTGGGCGGTGGAGGAGGTGGAGGATGATCACCAACGACCAGATCGCGCAGGGCGCCATCACCGAGACGAAGCTCTCGAAGAATCTGCGCCTGCCTCACGGCAACCTAGCGGCGGTGAGCGCCGGTCAGGTGCTGGTGGGCAATGCGAGCGGTGATCTGAGCGCGACGAGTTTAAGCGGGGCGGTGTCGGTATCGAGCTCCGGGGTTGTCACGCTGGATCGCGGTGCGGTTTACACTGTTCTGAGGCAGCTCGGGGTGGTGTTTGGAGAGGACTTCAACCAGGATCACTCGATGCTTCTGGCACAGCACAGGGGCAATCCGAAGGCGTTCAACATCAATCAACTGAAGATTTTGCTCGGCATTCCGAGCACGTTCACCAGCTCGGAGCTGGACGTGGCCTACACGGACACGGCCGGTGGCGGTGGTGGGCTGGAGAAGGTCAAGAGCTTCACCGATCTGGAGGGGGCCAACCCGTTCGTGATCGACGGGTTCAGCGACGCCTACGACAGCTACAAGCTGGTGTGCCATGACGTGCTGAGTACCGCCTCGAGCACGGAGGATTTGGGGATGCGCATGGTTTATGGAACAACCGTAATCACCACTGACAGTTATCGTTATCAAAGGGACGAGACTGCAAATGACTATGAGGTATGGCATACCACCTCTGACGGCACCCAGTATGGTTTTGCGACCATCTGCTTTGAAGATGCCGAGTCAGGCGCGTTTGATTTCAACCTCTACAATTTCAGGAACACGGCGGCCAAGGGCGTGTTTACTGTGGGTCACGGGATCAGTTATCATGATTTCTCGGCGCAAGACGTAATCAATTCGTATCGTTTTTATGGTGGCATGAGGTGGGCTGGCGGTATTGCCACGGCCGATCGCAAGGTGGATGCGATCCATCTGTATCCGCTGACCGCTTCGGCGGTTCAGGCAGCAGGCGCAGCCAAAATCAAGGGCAAGTTCACCTTGTACGGCTTTAAGAAATAGGCATGGGGCAACTTAAGACAGAGATGGTCGAGAAGGTTAAGGGGTTCGCGCCCTTTGAGCAGATCGCCATGATCTACCGGGATCGTGCCAAGTTCTATCAGGAGCTCAACAACTACATGATCGGTGGGCTGGTCGTGTCCACGCCTAGGTTTTTCATCATGCTCAAGCCGGTGGACAAGTCGGTGGAACCGAGCGGGCAGTGGTGGGCCAAGAATCCTGACACATGGTATGTGCGCTGGGTGGCTGGCCAGCGTTATTTGAAAAGCATGTTTGATGCGGTTGAACCGCTGCCTTATGTGATGTTTCGCCGGATCAATCCCAACGGTGAAACCGGGTTGAAGATTTACGAGTGGGATAAAATGTACGGGAAACTAAAATAATATGCCAAACAGGAGAGCAATAAACGGGGGGTCGTGGAGAAGCACCCCTTCACCCGCAATGGGCAGGAGCGGCTTTAAGGGCGGTGTCGAGGCGGCGCCCGGAAGAAGGGCTCAAGGTGAGATGATGCCCGGAATGGGCGGTGGCGGGCCGAGCGCGGCTCAAATGGCGGTAGCCGCCGGGGGCGCGAGCCCCTTTGGAATTGGAATGATGGGAATGGGCGGTGGCGGTGGCGGGCCGAGCGCGGCTCAAGAGGCGGTAGCCGCCGGGGGCGCGAGCCCCTTTGGAATTGGAATGATGGGAATGGGCGGTGGCGGGGCTGAGCCCATGTCACAGGGCGGCTCGAAGGGCGGTGTCGAGGCGGCGCCCGGAAGAAGGGCTCAAGGTGAGATGATGCCCGGAATGGGCGGTGGCGGTGCGGCGCAAGCGGCGGGCACACTGAATCAGGCCGCGCCCCCGGGCGAGCGGGTGGCCTTTGTGAATCCGATGGAGGAGACAATGCTCAAGGCAGCCGGTGGCAGCGGCCGCCCAAGCTCAGGCGGCGTGCCCAGCTACAAGAAGGGCGATGTCGAAGCCCCGCCGGAGGTGGATTACGGCGCAAAGATGTGGGACACGTTTATGGCGCAGAAGAACATCATGGGGCCGATGGCGGAGGAGGAGCGCAAGTGGGGTTCCTACATGTCGGAGAATGAGCTGATGAAGCTGCGCACCCTGCTGATGGGCACGGAGGACACGCCGGGCCTGCTCTCCACCTACGAGGGCGACGTGGACCCGGCGCTGCGCCGCATGGCGGCGGCCCAGCAGATGAGCAAGGTGTCCGGTGATGTGTCGGCGATGGAGGAGTTCGGCCCGGCGATGCGCGAGGCGATCCGTGCGCAGGACCCGGACCGGGCGGCGTTGATGGATGCGATGATGGGGCAGGCGCAGGAGGGCATGGAGCTGGGTGCCCAGCTCTCCCCCTACGAACAGCGTCAGGTGTCCCAGGGCACGCGATCGGGACAGGCGGCGCGCGGCATGGGTTACGGGCCGCGTGATGTGGCCTACGAGAACATTGCCCAGCTCGAAACTGGTCGGGCCGAGAAGCAGCGGCGCTTTGCGCAGGGGGCACAGGCGGCTGGCTTGAGTCAGGCGCTCTACGGCGACCCGTTCATGCAAGTGTTGGGGCGCTCGAGTGGCATGAGCCCGATGGCGGCGGCCGGGATTGGCGGTCAGGCGGCCGGGATGGCCCCGGGCCGGTTGTTCAACCCGGAGAGCCAGACGGCGTTCGGGATTTACAACCAGAACGCACAACGGTTACTGGCAGCCAACACTGCGAGTGCCGCGAACCGGTCGGCGATGACGACCGGCGCAATGGGCATGGCGGGCGACATGATACCGTGGTGTCATGTGGCGC